ATCGAATACCTTGCCTGTGGATTGGAGTGTCGTATTATATTCCTCGATCATCTGAGTATATTGCTCAGTGGATTGGACGGAGATGAGAGACGTATGATAGACCAGACGATGACCAAACTACGATCACTTGTTGAACGTACAGGCATCACCCTGTTCCTTGTATCACACCTCAGACGTACACAGTCAGACCAAAACCATGAAGAAGGTGCTCGTATTACTCTTGGGCAACTGCGAGGGTCAGCTGCTATTGCACAGTTATCTGACACAGTTATTGCTCTCGAACGAGATCAACAAGATCCAAGTAAACGAGATACTACGACTGTTAGAGTTCTTAAGAATCGTCATTCTGGGGAAGTTGGTATTGCCAACGAATTAACTTACCACCTTGAAACATGCACCTTTGAAGAAAATGAAGCTACGCCCGACTTCAACCCAAGCACAGACTTCGGTTAATCTAGCTTTTGATATAGAAACAGATGGTATCGACTCAACTCAAATACATTGTGTTGTAACTCAAGACTTAAACACTGGTTTAGTTACTGAGTATAATGACCAGCCAACACCAAACTACAGCGTTGTTAATGCAGTTAATGAGCTGGAAGTGGCTGACAATATCATTTCACACAATGGTATTATGTTTGACATACCAGAAATTAAAAAGCACTTTCCTTTTTTTGAAGGCAAGGCAAAACACTGGGACACTTTAATACTCAGTAGATTTTTCCATCCAAATTTATTAGACATTGACCTTAGACGTAAGTGGGCTATGATGCCAGCTCGTCTGTATGGTTCACACAGTCTCGAAGCCTATGGTTACAGACTAAGATGTTTCAAAGATGGGTTTGGAAAGACGACTGACTGGAAGGAGTGGTCGCCAGAGATGCAGGAATACTGCAAAAAAGACGTTGTTATCCTCGCTAAACTATGGACACATTTCCAAAAATCGCTGAAAGCGTTGTCCTAGAGCATCAAATAGCACAGCTGATGGCTGAACAAAAGACCATAGGCTGGCCATTTGACGTACGAAAGGCACAGGAACTAGAGAACCAACTCCTTACAGAGCTGGAGAAACTACGAAAGAAGGCTGAAAAAATCTGCCACTACGTTCCACACAACTTGTTTACTCCAAAGAGAGATAACAAGAAACAAGGTTACTTTGCTGGAGCAGAAATGCAAAGGCTGAAGGAATTTAATCCTAGCAGTAGAGAACACATAGCATGGTGGTTTAAAACTTTTCAAAGTTGGAAGCCTACCAAACTCACACCGACTGGTAAAGCAGTTATTGATGAGACAGTTCTCAAAGAGATAGGAACAGAAGAGGCGTTGGTATTTCTAAATATTCTGGTCATTCAGAAAAAGTTAGGAATGTTATCCCAAGGAACCAATGCTTGGTTGAAGCTAGTCAAGGATGGCAGACTTCACCACTCTTGCTTTATCGGTGCGGTGACTCACCGAATGGCACATTCACACCCAAATCTTGCACAAGTAAGTTCGGACAAGGATTGCCGTGAATTATTTATCACCAACCCAACTTGGAAGCTAGTAGATAGCGACCTTGCTGGGATCGAGTTAAGATTATTTGCCCACTATTTAGCCAGATATGATGGCGGTAGGTATGCAAAGATCTTACTAGAACAAGACATTCACCAAGTCAATGCAGAAAAAATTGGAATCTCTCGCAGACAAGTCAAGACAATTACTTATTGTTTCTTGTATGGAGGGGGCGACCAAAAACTTGGATTATCTTTTGACAATATGCTCCCCCTCGAAAAGGCGAAGAAGAAGGGGGCAGAGATTAGGAGAGCTTATATGGATGCTATTCCAGGGCTTGAAGATCTTGTTAAGGATACTCGCAGAGTTGCTGAAAGAGGTAGCATACGTGCTATTGACAAACGCCAAATACTTGTGGACAAAGAACACAAGGCGTTGAACTGCCTCTTACAGGGGTCGGCAGCGGTTGTCGCAAAGCGGTGGCTGCTACTAACAGACCATAATCTACGTATGAGTATGTTCAATCATGAACGGTATGCGTTTGTCCATGACGAACAAGTATTAGGTGCTCCACATCTTGTTGCCCATGACGTAGCTGAGGTTTGTAAACTATCTGCATTACAGGCTGGTGAGTATTACAATATACGATTGCCCATAGAAGCTGACGCACAAGTTGGTGACAACTGGGCAGAGGTACACTAATGTTATTAATTGACTCTGATTTCCTAGCTTACAAAGCTGCACAAGCCTGTGAGATTGGTATAGATTTTGGAGAGGATGTCATTATCGCTCAGTCACAGTTCAGTGAAGTACTGAAAGTATTTCATAATGAACTAAACAAAGTGACTAAGGCTATGATGGAGGACGACTTCATACTATATTTCTCAAGCACTCAAAATTTTAGAAAGAAAATTTATCCCGACTACAAGGGACATAGAATGAAACGTAAGCCCCTTGGCTATAAGCGTTTAGTAAATTACTGTAGAGAAAACCACAATTTCAAACTGATCGAAGGACTAGAGGCAGATGACACCATTGGCATCGAGGCTACACGCCACCCAGATCCTAGTAATATTATTGTCAGTCCAGACAAAGACATGAGACAGATACCTTCTGTTCTATGGAATATGACTGATGATGTAGTAGAGATCACTGAACAAGAGGGGGACAAATGGCATCTAATACAGAGCCTAAGCGGAGACCCTACAGATGGTTACTCTGGTTGCCCTGGAATAGGAGTGAAGAGAGCAACAGAATTACTAAACAAAAATGAAAACCAGTGGGAGGCAGTGTGTAAAGCCTATAGAGATAGAGGGTTATCGGACGATGACGCTTTGCTCAATGCACGATTAGCTAAGATCTTGCGTAACGAAAACTATGACCATGACCGTAACCAACCCATTCTTTGGAATCCTTAAACATGTTAAACGATTTGTTTCCACACCCTTTGATAGCTAGAACTGGTAGGATAGACAGCTGGATAAAGAATCCAGATGGACGCTTACCTGTCAGCTGTACAGTATTTGTAGTCGATGATAGCATCGAGGGTGATAATGGAATAGAAGCCAGCTGGCGTTTTGTCAGCCACGCATTAAGATTTGGAGCAGGTGTCGCAGTACACCTCTCTAAGATTAGACCTAACGGTCACACTAATGAAAAGGGACTAGTCGCTAGTGGCCCTGTATCATTTGGTAAAGTATACTCTGCACTCAACGAGACTATTCGTAGAGGTGGAGTCTATAAAAATGGAGCTTGTGTTCTTCATCTTGACTTAGATCATGATGATGTACTAGAGTTCATTACTACACCAAGACATGAACTACCTTGGGTAAAAAGGTGTGTAGATCTTACCCCAGAAATGTGGAAGAATACACCTTATAAAAAAGAGTTGCTAGAAGGAATTAAATCTGGTGACATATGGTTAAACAAAATTAAGTATCAACATGGAGAACGAATCTACTCAAACGTCTGTCTTGAAGTTTACTTGCCCTCACGAGGCACGTGCTTGTTACAGCATGTCAGTCTCGGTGCCTGTACTCTCGGAAACATGCAAGAGGGTTTCGTTGAAGCTATGTCCGAATTGTGTGATCTCCATGCACGGACAGGTGTTGGAGAATCTGGAGAATACCTTGCCCCATCACTTGACAGACAAGTGGGGCTTGGGATGCTCGGTCTTGCCAACCTCCTCAGAAGATATGAAGTAACCTACAAAGAGTTTGGTGAAGCATTAGAAAGAGTTAATAATGGTTTAACACCACGAGAGGGAACTGCAGCTAAACTAGCATTTGCTTTAAAACGAAGTATCATAGCAGCAGCAGATGTAGCACGTGCACACGGTATGGATAGAGCTTTTGCTATAGCCCCTACTGCATCATGTAGTTACAACACCAAAGATCTTGATGGGTTTACATCCTGTCCTGAGATTGCACCACCGATAGCTCGAAGCGTTGACCGTGATAGCGGTACGTTTGGAGTTACATCATATGATTATGGCGATGTGGAGATCGCCTCAGAAGTTGGATGGGATGCGTACAAGCGTGTCGCAGATGGCATCATGACATTACTCCACAAGACGGGACTTCTTCACGGATACTCATTTAACTCTTGGAGTGATGTAGTAACCTACGACAATGCGTTCGTTGAAGAGTGGCTGGACAGCCCCCAAACATCTTTATATTATTCCCTCCAAGTTATGGGTGATACACAAGATAAGTCCAGTGCGTACGCTGCATTAGATGAAGGTGATGTAGACGATTACTTGAGTGGGATACTTAAACCCGAAATCAAGTGCATAGGTTGTGAAGAATGAACCCTTATGAAAAATTATTTCAACGGAAGCGAAAGTGGACTCCCGTTAAACCTACCAAAGGTAAACTCCTTGACGGTAGTGAAGAAGCCATCTACCGTGCTCTTGCAATACGGCATATGGAGCTACCTGTTGGTACCTTTATTACGGAAACCCTTAGTAAAGAGGTTCCCGATATTGCTAGACTACTTCTCGAAGATAATGTAAAAGATGAGGAGCGACATGATGTTGCCCTCAACTACATTGCTGATGTTCACGGACTAGATGAGAAGGCAGAAAAAGAAGCAAAACTTTTACGTGATGCTTGGATAGCACACCCAGACCATACTATATTAAAAGCATTGGTAGCAGAACGTGCAATATTCTTTGTTATTTTACCTTTCAATCGCTTTTGTGGCGATGCTGCTCTTAGGACAGTATCGGCTGACATTTCCAGAGATGAACAAATCCACGTTGCTTGTAATAGTCTTGTATGTGCTGACATGGGCTTACGCCCTAGTGCTTCTTTGGACAAACTTAGGAAAGCTACAATTAATTGGATTTTTGAGCCCTTAAAAACAAAAGCAACAAACAAACATTTAAACAGAAAATTTTGGACAGATTGTAGTGATCGTCTAATGTATGAGGGTAAAGCCCCAGAACTTTCTGACACTAAACGAGCACGTATGCCCGCATTTTTTGAACATGCAAACACCAACTTACCACAGTACTCTTGACTGGGGACGAATCGAAAAGATCGTTGATGAACTCGACCAGCAGTTTCCAGACAAGTTTCCAGACCACAACCTATCAGAAAAAGCAATATCTTATAGGGCTGGTCAACTATCAATTATTAGAATATTAAAAAATAAACTCAAAGGAGAATAATTATGTGCCTTCCAGGTCTATTTGGTGGTCGAAATTCCACTCCACCGCCTCCACCTGTACCAGCCCCACCATCCACTCCACCGCCCCCACAGCCTGTACAAACAGCTCCTACACCTGTGCCAGAGGCTCCCACACCTACTCCTACTTCAGAGGATGAGACAAAGAGAAAGGCAAAGGTAACAGCCAAGAAGGTTGCTAAGAAAGCAGCTAGACGAGGCACTACCCAGTTACAAACTAAGAAACCTAAATCAGGTGGTCTTAGAGGTATCTCTACTGGAAGTGGTACTAATACTGCATCTGGTGGCAGTGGAACTGGAGGATCTTACAGCTAATGAAAAACGCACGGCAGCGATACCAAGAGTTATCGAGTCACCGTGAACAGTTTTTAGACGTTGCTTATGAGTGTGCGGAACTAACACTTCCCACACTCCTAATGCGTAATGAAGGTGATGCTTTGTATCAAAGTTTTACCACGCCTTGGCAATCAGTCGGAGCCAAAGGAGTAACCACACTTAGTTCTAAACTAATGCTTGGACTCTTACCTCCTAGCACGTCATTTTTTAAACTGCAAGTAGACGATTCTAAACTAGGTGAAGAAGTACCTGCCGAAGCAAAGAGCGAGTTAGATCTCAGCTTTGCAAAAGTAGAACGTATGATTATGGATAGCATAGCAGGTTCTACCGACAGAGTTCAAATCTTTGCAGCCTTAAAACACCTTGTTGTTACTGGTAATGCTCTGATATATATGAGTAAGCAAGGTATGAAAGTCTACCCTCTCAATCGCTATGTAGTAGAAAGAGATGGTAACGGTGAAGTAATTGAAATAGTCACGAAAGAAAGAGTCAGTAAAAAATTATTAGGTATCCCAGAACTGGATGATAATGTTAATGATGATTCAAAGGGTGATTACAAAGGAAGTAAAGATGTAGATGTATATACATGTGTAAAGATGACAGACAACGGATGGCGTTGGCATCAAGAAGCTAACGACACAATCCTACCAGACAGCGTAGGTAAGGCTCCCAAGGACAAAACTCCTTGGCTACCATTACGTTTTGTCACCGTTGATGGAGAAGATTACGGACGTTCTAGGGTCGAGGAGTTCCTTGGCGACTTAAAATCTTTAGAGGCATTGATGCAAGCTATAGTAGAAGGTAGTGCAGCAGCAGCAAAAGTTGTGTTTACTGTATCACCCTCAAGTACAACAAAGCCAGCATCATTAGCTAACGCAGGTAATGGAGCTATCATACAAGGTAGACCAGATGATATAGGTGTAGTACAGGTCGGTAAAACTGCAGACTTTCAAACAGCATATCAGATGATAAACATGCTGGAGAAAAGATTGTCAGAAGCATTCTTAATTTTGACTCCAAGACAGTCTGAACGTACTACAGCAGAAGAGGTTAGGATGACACAGATGGAGCTAGAGAGACAGCTGGGTGGACTGTTCAGCTTGTTAACTACTGAGTTCCTAATACCCTACCTCAAAAGAAAGATGCACACCCTTACACAGTCTAAAGAAATACCAGAACTACCTAAGTCTTTGGTAAGACCTACTATTGTTGCAGGTATAAATGCACTTGGTAGAGGTCAAGACAGAGAGGCTCTGATGCAATTCATAACAACCATAGCACAGACTATGGGGCCAGAGGCTTTAGCTCAGTTCTTGAAACCTGATGAAGCCATCAAACGTCTTGCTGCAGCTCAAGGTATTGACATGCTTAACTTAGTTAAAACTAATGAGGAGCGTCAAGCTGAACAAGAGCAAGCAATGCAAGCACAACAAATGCAGTCACTAACAGATCAAGCTGGTAAGCTGGCTAACGCTCCAATGTTAGATCCATCTAAGAATCCAGAGGCACTTGAAGCTGTTAATGCTATCGCTACACAACAACAACCACAAGAATAATGGCAGAAACAATCCGCTACGATACCTCAGATGACCCTGTAGTAGCACAATCTATTGCAGAAAAAGAAGCTGAGTCTTTAAAGATCGGTGAAGAACTTATGTCTAAGCAAGATAAAATGCTTGCTGGTAAGTATAAGAGTGCCGAAGATTTAGAAGCAGCATATCTTGAACTACAGAAAAAATTAGGTGATGCACCTGTAACAGAAAATATAGAGCCAACAACAGAAACAGAATATCAACTTTATACTGATGATGGTAATGTTAACTATGATACAGCTAACGAACTATATGGTGAACAGTTAGGTAATTTATTTAAGTCAAATGAAATAGATCCATTCGAGATGTCTAAACATTTTGAAGAAAACAATGGCACATTATCAGATGACATGTATGATAAGTTAGCTACTGCTGGCTTGAATAAAGAAATAGTTGATAATTATTTAGCAGGGGTAAAGGGTCAGTTGGGTACAGAGCCACAACAACCTGTGTTATCTGATGCAGAAGTAAAAGATTTGAAAAACATAGCTGGTGGTGAACAAGAATATGAACAGCTCATGAATTGGGCGGGTAATAATCTTACAGAACAAGATGCCAAAAGCTATGATGAAGTCCTAGCTACTGGTAATAAAGCAGCTATATCATTTGCAGTTAAAGCACTTATGGGACAATACGAGGACGCTAATGGGCGTGATTCAAATATAGTTACTGGCAAGGAGTCATCTACTGAAAATTACAGAAGTATGGCAGAAGTTGTCAGAGACATGAATAAACCAGAATATCAAACTGATGAAGCGTTCAGAGATGACGTTATCAGAAAACTTGCACAATCAAATTTAAAAGTATAGGAGATTAATTATGCCAATGGGTAAGGGTACTTACGGAGGTAAGAAAGGCAGACCACCTGCAAAAGGTAAAAAAGGTATGAGCAAAGGTATGTCAAAACTACCTGCGGCTGTACGTAAAAAAATCTTGAAGAAAAAATAATGGCAAAAAAATGCCCTTGTAATCATGGCAAGAAAAAGAAGCGTAAGCCTAAGTATAGGTAGAGGCGAGAAGTCCCGTAAGGGTGGTCTCACTGCTAAGGGTAGAGCGAAATATAATCGTGCAACTGGCTCCAACCTCAAGGCTCCACAGCCTGGGGGTGGTGCACGTAAGCGTTCCTTTTGTGCTCGCATGAAAGGTAACAAAGGGCCAATGAGAAAAAACGGAAAGCCAACCCGTAAAGCGTTGGCACTACGCAGATGGAAATGTTAAATGGCTAAACTATGTGCCCGTGGAAAAGCAGCTGCAAAAAGAAAGTTTAAGGTATACCCCTCAGCATATGCAAATGCGTATGGTGTGAAGGTATGTAAAGGACAAGTAAAATCGGGCGGTAAAAGAAAAACTGCTAAAGGATACACTAGAGGTAAACGGAAGTAATGGCAACATTAACTAAACGCCAACAAGATACTCTTAAGAAACACTCTAAACACCACTCTTCTAAACATATGGCTATGATGCGTAAAGAGATGAGAGCTGGTAAAAGTTTTACAGCAGCACACAAAAAAGCACAGAAGGCAGTAGGTAAATGAGTTTAAAAAGATGGTTTAAAGAGAAGTGGGTGGACGTAAAAACTGGTAAGCCATGTGGCAGACAGAAAGGCGAAAAGCGTAAAAGCTACCCCGCTTGTCGTCCATCTCGAAGAGTATCCTCTAAGACACCAAAGACTACCAAAGAAATGTCTAAGGGTGAAAAATCAAAGTTTAGAAAAACTAAAACAAGTTCACGTAGAATTAACTACAACCATAAACGAAGAAAACGATAACTAAACGTGGGTTCTAAGGGCGATCCCACAACAACAAAACCTTACAAAAAAAATGAACAACATTTTCCCAAACGAAACACAACCAATTATCATGAATCATAATCATTCACACGATCAATGGCATGTTGCAGAAGAGACTAACGGTAGATTAGCTATGATAGGCTTCGCTGCTGCTCTTGGCTCTTACATATTTACTGGTCAAATTATACCTGGAATTTTTTAAATGGCTGCAATTACATTATCAAAACCAAATACTAATTGGCAGGAATTTTGTAAGTGGGTAACAAACACAAATAACCGCCTCTACGTGGGGTGGTTTGGTGTATTAATGATACCTTGCTTATTAACTGCTACAACATGTTTTATACTCGCCTTTATTGCTGCACCTCCTGTTGACATAGACGGAATACGTGAACCAGTAGCTGGCTCTTTACTCTATGGAAACAACATCATATCTGGAGCGGTCGTACCCTCCTCAAACGCAATCGGACTACATTTCTATCCCATCTGGGAAGCAGCAACACTTGACGAATGGCTCTATAACGGAGGGCCATACCAGCTCATTATCTTCCACTTCCTTATCGGTGCATTGTCTTACATGGGACGACAATGGGAACTTAGTTATAGATTAGGAATGAGACCTTGGATATTTGTTGCTTACTCAGCTCCAGTATCAGCTGCACTAGCAGTGTTTCTCGTCTACCCTTTTGGGCAGGGGAGTTTCAGTGATGGTATGCCTCTTGGTATTTCTGGTACTTTTAACTTCATGTTTGTATTCCAAGCAGAACACAATATCCTTATGCACCCGTTCCATATGCTCGGTGTTGCTGGGGTATTCGGTGGATCTCTTTTCGCTGCTATGCACGGAAGTCTCGTTACTTCCTCGCTTATTGCAGAGACAACAGAAGAGGTATCACAGAACTATGGCTATAAGTTTGGTCAAGAAGATGAGACTTATAACATCGTAGCTGCACATGGTTACTTTGGTAGACTTATATTTCAATATGCAAGTTTTAACAACAGTCGTGCTTTACATTTCTTTCTTGGTGCTTGGCCTGTTGTTGGCATATGGCTTACCTCAATGGGCATATGCACAATGGCATTCAACCTTAATGGATTTAACTTTAACCAGTCAATAGTTGACAGCAATGGTAAGGTTATTCCTACATGGGCTGACATTGTTAACAGACAAAACCTAGGTATGGAAGTAATGCACGAGCGTAACGCTCACAACTTCCCACTAGACTTGGCTTCAACTGAGTCAACAGAAGTTGCATTAACAGCACCTACACTAGCCTAATCGCCACGTCCGTTCATCCTTCGGGACGCATGACACCAAAGCATGGAACGGGGCTTTGGTACTGAGGTAAAATTATGACTCAAGTAGAACTTCAAGCTCGTGTTAAAGAGCAAAAAGATTATACTAGAGCTATGAAACTTAGGTATCGTGGCATCGCTTACACACCAAAATATGAAAAGTAAGTTTATAGGGTTGGCATTACTTGCCACCCTTTTCTTATATTTAGAGTGGAAACCCATTCTAAATTACACAGGAGAAGAGACACCTCAGAGTCGGATCTCTTCTTAATTGGCAACGAGCCTCTACGGAGATACCTCTTGCCGTCATGACGGTGGGATAGACCACAACAATCAGTTTGAGTCTTAACTGAAACAATTAAGATTCCTATAATTCTAGATCTAGAGACGATACATATAACCTAACAATATAATGGCACAACAGTCAACAAATAACCCAGCGTCACAAACCTTTCTGGGTAGAATAAATACAGCGACAAACGCTACAAACAACAGAGACCTTTATTTAAAGTTGTTCTCAGGTGAGATGTTTACTGGATTCCAGAGGGAGACAATCGCACGTGACCTAGTCATGAAGCGTACGTTAACCAACGGTAAGAGTTTACAGTTCATCTACACTGGACGCACCAGTGCGGAGTACCACACACCTGGAAATAGCATATTAGGAAACTCTGACAAAACTCCTCCAGTAGCAGAGAAGACAATCACAGTAGATGACCTACTCATCTCTAGTGCATTTGTCTACGAGCTAGATGAGACACTTGCTCACTATGAGCTAAGAGGAGAGATCTCTAAGAAGATCGGCTATGCACTTGCACAAAAGTATGATAGACTAATCTTCAGAGCGATTGCTAAAGGTGCTAGACAGGCATCTCCAGTATCCTTAACTGGATTCGTAGAGCCTGGTGGTACACAAATTCAAGTTGGTGCTGGCTCAGACGCTGACGATGCTCTTGATGATGATAAGTTAGTAACAGCATTTTATGATGCTGCAGCAGCTTTAGATGAAAAAGGAGTTTCTGATGATGGTCGGGTTGCCGTACTAAACCCACGTCAGTACTATGCACTTATAAAAGGTGCTGGTTCTAACGGACTAATTAACAGAGACGTACAAGGTACATCTTTACAAAGCGGAAATGGTGTAATTGAAATTGCAGGTATTCAAATCTACAAGTCAATGAACGCTCCATTCTTCTCTAAGTATGGTACTAAGTATGCACCTGCATCTAGCCCAACAGCTGGAACTGACCCTGCTACAGTAGATCCTGGAAATACAGGTTCATTTGTATCTGAGGGTATCGAAACAGCTACAACAGTTACAGGTAACAACTACGGAGCTCGTCAGAACTACGGTGCTGCCTCTAACTTTGCAAACACATGCGGATTAATCTTCCAAAGAGAAGCTGCAGGTGTAGTGGAAACAATCGGCCCACAAGTTCAAGTAACTTCTGGTGATGTTTCTGTTGTTTACCAAGGCGATGTCATCCTAGGAAGACTAGCTATGGGAGCAGATTATGTGAACCCAGCAGCTTGTGTAGAATTGTTCGCAGGAACAACTACAAAGCCAGCCGCTTTCTCATAAGTTTAACTTTTATACGGGGGCACTCGCCCCCTTTTTTTATATGGCACAAATATCTTACGGAGTGTCTACCGAACTAGATGCTGTCAACTCAATCCTGATGAGCGTTGGAGAAACCCCAGTTAATACATTAACAGTGCAGAGCCCCGAAGTGGCTATAGCACAAAAGACTCTAAGGCAAGTCTGCCGTGAGATACAAGCTGAAGGGTGGTCATACAACACAGAGAATGAGTACCCTATAGAGCTCGATACAAACAACCAGTGTATCGTTCCTAATAATGTTTTACAAATGGATCTGAATATCTTTCAACATGGAAAAGATTATGACGTTGTAAGACGTAGTGATAATGGAATATCCAAAGTGTATGATAGAAAAGGTCATACATTTACTTTTGAAAATTGTAGTAAATTATTCTTTGATATGATATGGATGATAGATTTTGAAGATCTACCACAACCATTCAAGGATTACATAACTGCTAGGGCTGCTAGGATCGCCTCTAACCGTATGGTAAACAATCCACAGTCAGCTAAGTTACTTGAAGCTGATGAAGCCTTTGCAAGGGCTATAGCGTTGGAGTATGATGCCAAGCAAGCCGATCATAATATCTTTAGTGATTTCAATTATCACCAAGATGCAAACACCACATACAGACCATTTAAAGTATTAAGAAGAATGTAATGGCAACAGTAAATCAACGTATCCCAAACTTTCTAGGGGGTGTATCTCAACAGCCAGATAAAATAAAATTTCCAGGACAGTTAAGGGTATGTGATAATGCCGTCCCAGACATAACATTTGGTCTTAAGAAACGTCCTCCTGCAGAGTTTGTAGGAACTTTATCTAATGCTAATACCTCTGGTCATTGGTATGAGATACTAAGAGATGGAGATGAAAAATATATTGTACAAATAACTCCTAGTCTTACAGGTAGTATGCCTATAAGAGTATGGGATCTAGCAGATGGCACTGAAAAATCTCTGACAAATTCAAGCGGGGATTCTTTATTTACTTATTTAGCAGGAGCTACAGCCCCATACTCTGTAACTACAATTCAAGACTATACACTTATAGCTAACCCAAATAAAACTGTAGCTGAGTCTAGTACTACTACAGCTGCACCTATTCTAAATGGGGATTATTCATATGCAAGGCTTGATACAGTTGCTTATAATACTGAATACATTTTATATAGCGGTACTGCACCCACCCCTCAGACTTTTTATAGAGTCACTTCTGTTAAAGTAGACAGACTTGATGGTAGTACTGAGGTTGGCCCCACATGGGATTCAACTGACACAGATCAATCTAAGTCTGGTACATTAACTTGGTCATTTAGTGGTGGTGCTAATGTAAGTGGTGCTCAATCTGATACTGAAAATATTGAAGGTAGTTTATCAGTAAATGGTACAAGTTATATTGATTCAAATACAGCAAACTATCAGGGTAATAATAGTACTGATAGAGACGATTTTTTAGGATATACACAAAACTACAAGACAAGATATACTGCAACTGTAACATTAAGAGACGGTGGTTTAATTAAAAATACATCTAAGAGTAATGCGGAAGGTAGATCTATTACAGTTAGTATTGAGGGTATAAACTATCGTATTTCAGTTGAAGCTGTAGAACCTGTCACCACATATGAAGGCGTGTCAAATATAGCTTTTTTCAAAAGTCCAAGGAATCCAGATAATGGTACTTTATCCATGCTATCTATTCTTAATGGTATAAAAACTGCAGTTAACAGTAGTTTGGCTAACGTAACAGCTGAAGTTATAGGTAGTGGTTTGTTTTTAAATGGCACAGCTGCGGATAGTGTAAACTTTCTTGGTGGTGCTGTAAACGAAAACATGAGTGTAATAGGTCAAAAAGCACAAGATATTAGTAGATTACCAGCTATGAATAAACATGGTTACGTAGTTCAAATATCAAATACGGCTGACTTAGATACCGATGATTACTATGTTAAATTTGTAGCTGATAATGGCACTTCTGGAGCTGGTAGTTACGAAGAAACTGTACGTCCTCATAATTTTGCTGGTACGTCTGCATCTGATGCAATGAAAGCTGGATTTGATCCTGCTACAATGCCACACGCATTAATAAATAATCGTAATGGTACATTTACTTTTGCTAAATTAGATTTATCTTTTGGTAATGCACAAGGTAATCAAAACTATTGGAAAGATAGAACAGTTGGTGATAATGAATCTAATCCATTTCCAACAATACTTGGTAAAGAAATAACTGAAATGTTTTTTCACAGAAACAGATTAGGTTTGATTGCTAATGAACAAGTTATAATGAGTCAGCCTGGGCAATATTTTAATTTATTTATTGTCTCAGCTATAGCAGCGAGTGACGATAACCCAATAGATATAACTGTATCAGATATAAAACCTGCATTTATTAATCATACATTACCTATAAATAAAGGTGTAATGATGTTTAGTGATAATGGTCAATTTTTACTTTTTACTGAGTCAGATATATTTAGTCCTAAAACTGTTAGATTAAAAAAGATAGCTAGTTATGAATGTGATGCTAGTATACAACCTGTAGATTTAGGTACTTCTGTTTTATTTACATCTAATGTATCTGCATATGCTAGAGCATTTGAAGCTACAGTTGTAGATGATGATACACCTCCTAAAATTGTAGAACAAACTAGAGTTGTACCAGAGTTTTTACCTAAAGATATTACAAAATCTACTAACTCTGCATCTATTGGTATAACAACCTATGGTAAAAAAGGTGATAGTACAGTATATCACTACAAATACTATGATGCTGGTAATACTAGAGAACAATCTGCATGGTATAGCTGGACACTTACAGGAACTATGCAACACATGTTATATACAGGTGGTAGTTTCTTTACTGTAACCTTACATGATGGTAGCTATAAACTTTGTAGACACGAATATGTTGCAGATGCTGATGCTACTAGAGCCTATGTATTAGGTGGTACATCATCTGATGTTGGTTCAGCACTTAAAACTGCAAGACAGTTTGAGGCACATTTAGATAATATGACTATAGCTACAAACGTAGCTGGGTCAGCTCAAACAACTACAGCTCCAGAAAAAACTGTACTTACAATACCATATACACCCGCAAACACTACAAATTTATTTATGGTAGGTTTGTCTGGTAATGACAGTGATGGTAATTCTATTGCTGGCACTGTAAGGGCAGCTGATGCTGTAGGGACTAATAGTGTTACGTTTAACAATATAAACTTGCATAGTGCAGCTAAAGTAGCTGTAGGTTACAGATACACAAGCACTATTGAACTACCAACATACTACATCAATCTAGGTAATAATGCGTATGATACAGATGGTGACTTACGTATATCAGGTATAAACTTTGAAATGGGTGTAGGTGGCCCTATGGAGTTTCATCTAACATCACCATTTACTTACATAGATTCTAGTGGTAATACTACAAAGGACATTGACGATTATGTACAATTTGAGTCTGGTATACTATCTAATTCTAGTGTATTTGATAAGCCTCCTGCAGACTTAGCTAAAAGTGTTAGAGTACCAGTGCAAAGAAAGAATGAGAAATATACATTACAAATAAAAATACCAGACCCTTTTTCTACTGCCTTAATCTCAGCAAGCTGGGACGGCATTTACAACCCAAGACGACATGTACGTAGGTAAGTATATTCAGCCTTGCACTCCAGAGTTAGCTTTGGAGGTAGGGCTGAACTTACGTTTTGAAGATAAACGTGAGGCAGAACAAACAACAGGATTGCATGCACCCGCAGCGGTAGTGCAAGCACATCTCAATTCTACATATTCTGTGTTTTTCAAGGTTCCCAACGGCAAGACTGCTGGAGTGGCGGGAGTAACCTCTTCACATGCAATATGGATGTTATGTACTGATGCTAGTACAGAGTATCCACATACATTTGTAAAAGAGGCGAGACGCTGGATAGCCAGCCTATCTAATCCTTATTTACACAATTATGCAGATATGCGTAATGAGCAACACATCAAATTGCTCAAACTGCTAAAGTTTAACTTTCTAAATTACACAGTTTACAATGGTGTACCCCTTATTGAATTTTACAAACTATGTGTACAGTAACACTCGCTTTAGCTGGTATATCAGGTGTTGGCTCTGCAATAGCAGATCGCCAAGCAAAGATGGCACAGTACCGAGCACAAAAAGCAGCGGTAGATAGGTCAAACTATCAAGCAAAGCAGGACTATCTTAACAAGATACAAATTTCTGCTTTTAAAGATCAACAAAAACAAGATTTATTTAAAGCACAACTAGATGCTCAATCTGCGTCCGTCACAGCGATGGAACGTCAGAAGGACATCAACCAATTAGAACAATCAAGAGCTTCAACAGCTAATCAACTAAAATTACAAGAAAAAGTTGCAGAGGCTGCGTTTGAAGGACAACAAAAATTAGCAGAATCTATACGAGCACAAGGTACAATACTAGCTAGTGGTATGTCAGCTGGACAGTCTACTATGCTAACCTTAACTGACCAAGAACGTCAATTAGGTCAAGAACAGGCTGCAGTAAATGCAAGTTTATTTAATGCAAGGCAGTCGTTTGGCTTACAAGAATACAATACACTTCTTAGTCAGTACGCTGCAGATTCTCAAGCATATAACAGTGTCGTAGCTGCACCT